GCAGGAGGGACAAACGTCGAGGCCTGTCATTATACCAAACCACGCATCATCCTTAATGATCCCCTCCAGCACCTTCTCCGTATACTCATGATGTTGAAAACAGATCGAGTGCCTGTCATACCCGGCATTCGTGATCTCAAACATCAATGACTGACGCCGAGTCTTCGTACCGGCACTCATTTTCCGCACAACCATGTCACTCGAATGCTCGTGAATCTCGTCAATTAACGCCAGGTGAGGCCTCTTCCCGTCAAGCCCCCGGTGCTCAGATGATACCGGTCTAAAGAAGCTATTCTGGGACACATATGCAATATTGTTCCTGTGAATCTCCAGCAAGTCACGAAGTGCATCAGACTTTTCCGAGAATGTACGCGCATCCCTAAACAGGATACCCGCCTGCTCCCTGGTTACAGCCGCTGCATATATTTCAGCCCCTGGCTCATTGTCAAAGACCAGGCAATATAAACCTATCCCTCCGGCTAATGGAGAATTGTGTGTAGGAATCATCCCCTCTCCTACGAGATACATATGACTCGGAGAGTCCACCTCAATACATTTAACCGGGACAGACTCTACTGGATCACATCCTGTGATCATAAACCCTGAATTTATCCTTCTCGTCTTAGGAGGAGACTTGAGCCTACTATATTTTCTCTTTAAATGGAAAATAGAAAAATCATTATATACACGAAATATGATCCTATATCGAACCCCGCAATCCTTCTCATAAATTTTAGCCCTACAAGTAGAAAACGCAAATTTAACCCCGAAAGTCCTCAAAAGTTCAGAAACACCAACTATTAATCCATGAGAAATCGAAGTATACTCACATTGACCATTAATATCACAAGAACCATCTGAATCCATCAACCCTTTAAGTAATTCAAGCCTTTGATGAAATGACCCACGTAAATAGACCTTCGGAACATGCTTATTCCTAAGGACATTGAGCTCCCGCAAACAAGTCTGCAAGTTCTTGCCCACTGTACTCTGTATCCGATACCTTCCAGTAGTCTTGTTATTTGATTTATTTCTCTTAGCGGTGTAACCTCTTGCTCGGATAGTTTCTATCAATTCATAATCTAGATCACTGCAAGTAATGCGAGCAGAATCAGAGTCCCCATCCCCTAGCCATACCCCCAAAACATATGGGTCAACTATCAGACTTACCTCAGGACACTCCAATGGCCTTGTCACATCTATCCTGTGATTCCACTTCGGCATTGGGAATTTACTTTTCGTCCCATTAGGACAAGCCTGGAGTGTCTCAAAAATTTCCCTCGTTGTCTTAGGAAATACTCTTACTTTTCGATGATGATGTCGATGAGCATTCGTCCTCCACATATGCTCTGCATCTGCAACAATACTTCCTCCTCCTGAAAAACTTAATTTAAAACAATCCCGATCATGCAGGACTCCAGTCACTGCCGTAACTTTACATACTTTACCTGACTCATCAAAGACCTCATCTCCCACTCCAAGTGACTCCATACGTGACCATCCAGTAGGAGTAGGCACAGGAGTGTCAATCGCAACCGCTTTCCCCTGCCCCTTGGCCATCTCAATATATGCAGTCCGAAACCTACGAAAGTTATCCTTCTCCCTCTTCCACCCGAAGATCGAGCCTATTATGAACGCCTGACATGGAGTAAGCACAAAAGGCTCTCCGTCGAAGTCCCCCTCATAGAAGACAAGGAACGACGGGAAGAAGTCAATAACATACTGAGCAGCCTCATAATCAAACCACAACCCTCGCTCCTCGCAGGTATCTAAGTCATGAAGGTGCCTCGCACAGGCAAGACGCATCCATTTATTAGCAATGATCTTGTCTGAGTCTATATCCTCCGCGTATTGCGTCGTAGGGTCAAGCATTATTTCCCCTTACGAGCCATAAACTCCGCAACTCGATCAACAGGATCTTTGATGCTCTCATTCATCTTCAGGCTCACCCGGCTGGACGGGGACAGACCAAGCAGGACAGCCGCCTTCATCCACTTACTATAGGCATCATTCACAATCTTCACCCACGGGCTCACGGCGGGAAGACCAGATACATTAAGCACAGTCGGGCCATTCTCTTGCACATAAGCGATCGCCTCCAGCCACTCACCAAATGCCTGACAATAGCCTGCCAGAACCGCACGGTCAAGTTCTGTCATGACCTTCACCTTGACCAATAATGCACCTGCCCTCTTCCACTCCTGCTTCGCCAAAGGCCCTAAATGCGTCGGACACTCAGGCAGGCTCGTCTCCATCGTTGGCTCATCCCTGTTATAATCTGCCTTACAGTGCAGGTGATCCCTGCCTCCCTTCAACTCCATTATCTTTGATGGTATTGCTTTCTTTCCCATTTCATACCTCCTTTATTCCTTCAACCGCAATTGCAGTGCCACTAGGGAATGTATCATACAACTCCTGCTTAAATTCCTTAACTTTAGCTTTTTCATCCGCCCCATCACAGGCATCAAACTCGACTGTAACTATGTAATCATACTCATTTATCATATATCTCCCTCCTCCTCAAGAGTCACCTCCGCCCACTTGAAAGAGCAGCGCTGACAGGTACGAAGTATATAATCAGCGTGCCTCCCTACAACAGAGGCATCCATCTGTGACTCCTCGCTCCACTCACCTGTCCGGTATATTGCCCAAGAAGCTTTATTTATATTTCCACACTCAACGCATTGAGAGAACTCCTTGAATGGCTTTAACATTTTCCGACCTTCTCTTTCTTGACCAGAGACCCATATTCAAGGCCACATTTCATACACATATATACTTCCGACTTAATCAACACATCATTACCAACCGGGTTCTTAGGATTAAGCGCTGAAATAACCCCCAGTCGCACCGCAGGCTTAAAGTGAAAACATCCACAATTCTCACACCCCTGCGAAGTTGCATCTCGTGGGTCAAACTGAACCTGCCGCTGACCGCCAACTGCTGATACTTGATTCATTCTCTCCTCCTCAATCAAAGTTATGCTGGATCTTCTTAATAGACATCCACCCTAGCATAAACACTATAAAAAGAATAGCGGGGATCGATACAAAAATACATAGAGATACACCCGCTGACAACGCCAAAATCATCATGATCCACTTCATCCTTTTCCTCCCCAACCATGCTCCCGGTTATGACAGGCAGCACAGAGACTCTCGTGATTACTGAAGTGATTGTTCAACTCATCGTGATCCCTGTGATGCACGAGAGTAGCCGCCTTGACTATACCTTCATGAAAACATCGCTCACACAGCGGATTCGCATTCAACTTAATCTTCCTCATCTTCGCCCAAGCCGCCGACCCCAGGAACTTCCTCTCAGGCCTCTGGTCTCGCTTCTTGTCATATTTCCTCACGAGACGCTTGACCTCCGGCTCACACTCCTCACAGTACTCTGCCTTCCCGTAGACCAATTGAGTGCAGACACCATGACGCGCACCAGCACCCTTACACTGCCTGCCGGGACTCCTAGGCATCAAGACTCCTCCTCAACCTCATAATGAAGGCTCTCTTTAAATACCTTCATCATACACATCCTAGGCTCATCCCCAGGCCTCTTGAGAGATGGAAAATCCGTTCCACTTATTGTCGCTATCGAAGTCATACCATTAATAAAATCCTCTGCTGGCTCAATGCTCTCTATTACCCAATTAACAGGAAAACTCAGCACACTAGCAATCAATGCATTTGATATTCTTACTCGTCCAATCCCCATAGCTCAACTCCTCTTTCCCAGATATTCCCGCCCTAGAGGAGTAAGCATATATCTCTAAGTCCCAGGATAAGCCCTCACGTAGCCGGAGGAGCACAGAGAACTAACCCCGTCTGGAGCTTCCTCACAACTTATTTCACCCCCCTCTGAATAAATGAACTCCAGTATAGCCATTTCCCCTTTTATTACATCCCTCCAGTCCTTTGAATTATCGTCTTCAATAAGCCCATTCGTACAATATATCCCTGACCGACCAAAATCATCATGAAACTGTGCAAATAGCTTACCACACGCACATAAGAGAAATTCATGCTCCACACTTGACAGCGCTCCTCCACAAAACATACAGTACCGTGATGTACTCATATTTGACCTCCCCTCCGAATTGAGCTTAGATTCGACCCCATCTGTCACATAATTGGCGAGGATAGTAAATACACCTGAAGCTATAGGGATATAGTCAAGTTGTGGTTAGCATCGTAAGAGATCAAGTACAGGCAGTGGGTAGCTGAGTGCATTGTTGTGTTGACAGGAGTCTATTTATTGTGACAGATGTTCTCAGTAGTTTGCATAGATTGGCAAATGTTCTCGAGATATAGACATGATGTCGGTTGTGAGCACAGACGGTCGCAGACGGTCGTGAGCTGTCAAATCCACATAGCTACACTGCATCCGCGCTCCTCTCTCTAAAGAGGGGGGAGCTTGGGATATGGACAAATTCAATTCTAGAGGGAAAGTATTTATTCAAAGCACGTAGGGTGATAGCACCTGCACACATCTGACAACCTCTTATCTAAAACGGACAAAAATAAAGATCTGATCACCAGGGATATAGTCAAGTATTATTTACATAAACCTTGAGAATCAGGTATAAACCTGATAGGATCTGCTAAAAGCTGCTAAGGGTATAGACCAAAAACAAATCTGTCCATATCCCAAGGTGGCGGTTGCAAAGGGAGGGCGCTCGGATGCAGTGGGTTATGGTGAGGATGAATACCCGGATCAGTCGTCAGGCATCAGATACTATACGTTGCGCAATAAAGCTCCCTCGCGCTGAGG